AATTTCTCAGAACCTAATATCTGCTCTCCCTTATCTAATTTATAAAACGCCCAACTAATAGCTGAAGCATTTATAATCTGCATTAATACTCTTTTTGTAAATCCTGAGTAACCATAGAACAGCGCCTCAGTAATAGTTCTTGAATTTGATATATCTGCTTGTTGAGCAGTAGCCGTTGAACTAGCCGCCGTTTGCCCCATCCGATTTTCGTTAATACCCGTAATAAGATTCATCTCATTGCGAATATCATTTCTCAGAGTTACTAAATAAGCGAAGTTATCACTAAGCCCTAAGTCAATAGTTTTGATAATATCATTTGGGTTGTAACGGCTGCCGTTCTGCCCCGCTTGCGCTGAGTCAATATCCAACACCCCGTCATTTGTTATCTTATGAATAACACCATCTAATGTCTCTAAGATACCAAGTCCTGCTCTATCAATAGTAATCACTTTACCTTTTGCTCTTACTACATCTTTCAATATTTGATACATTACAATATCGTAAATGTTCTCAAAGTTCTCAAGAACTTGTTGTAGAGATACTGTTACTCCATCAGTTCTTCCGTGTACATATCCTACATAAGTAGAAGATAATACATGAGAAGGTTTGTCGGTTGAATGTTTCTGAAAATACGTTGGGCGCATATTAATATCAATGATACCGCCAATTCTCGTAGCCTCATATTCTTCTTCTCTCCATGTGGTTTCAATAGTGTATTCACCCTTATCTACCATCTTATCATGGTAGTCTTTATTCTTCTCGTATTTTAAAGTATCGAGTTCTAATCTACGGGTTGGCTTATCGGGTTCAAGTAATAACTGAGTAGCTGTTGATTCTACTATTTTGTAATAAGTAGGAGTAACTGACTTCCATACAATGTGTAATACTGCAACTTCCAGCTGCCCGTTGAAATCACGCATAAAGCCTCTACCTTGCCCCGTTGCTCCCCACCATGCTGAAGGATTCTTTCTTGCTGTTTCTAATTGCTCTCTTTGTTCAGCAGTTAGTTTATACTTCATTAAAACCGTATGAACAGGAAGCCATTTACGACATCCCATAATAGGGCTTTTCTCCATATAATCATCACCGTCAATAGCCTCAAAAATAGCATCGCGCGGGTCAATATTCCAATATTCAATATCTCCCGTTTCTGTTCTTTCTATCTGTCCGTAAACGTAATTTGTAATCTCACAGTTCTTAAATCCATCCGCCAATTTCTTCTTTAAATCAAGTTCTTTAATTTGATTGTCAAGAATAGTTTGCATCATATCTTCAGCCTTGTCTTTAAATGACATTCGCTTCCATACAGGGTCATCTTCACTCTCAGGGATAGGTACACCTTCCATTAAGTCAACGCCTGTATATTTTTTGATTGTGCCTATCTCATCCTTAGCAAGCATAGCGCCCATCATTCTGTCATGCTGCCTCATCTTATCAGACATGGCTTCTGAATTAATTGTAGTAACTGTTGCTTGTAATGGGCGTTTTAGAAATTCTCCTTGAAGTAAATCAATCTTTGTTCTACCTAATCTGTATGCGATGTACGTGGCTTTATCAGCTTCTCCGTATCTGTTGGTTAACCAATCTAAAGAACCTTTTGTTTTGATTCCATTATATCCCATGAATAGTCGGGACATCCTTGAACGGGTGTTACTCCCGTAGATTAAGACTGACTCTGCATAGTCCAAATGTGATTTTTTCCACGGTTCATCTTTATCTTTTTGTGGGATGTCTTGGCGCGGCCATATGAAACTACTCATTGATTCGATTTATTAGGTTGTTCAAATATATATATTTCTTTTAACTTATTTTGAACAAGTTTTCAAAGTGTTATTGTGGTGGTCCAAACATATCCCACATTAAGTCAGAATCCTGCTGAATATCCTTCATGCTTGTGCCATCCCCCCTCTTTCTTCTCAACCCCCCGTTACCATCAGGTTCAAACTGAGTGAGCTGATACTTATCCTTAACTACGTTTTCCTCCATGTTCTTAGGTTTAATGTCACAGCTTATATCCTGCATTAAGGCTATTCCATAAGCATCCGCCAAGTCATTATCACTCCCTATCTCCACTTCATCGTAATTGCCTAATTCATTAATCAAATGCCCGAACCAAATCTTATCTCCGTGGTCTTCTATATGACTCTCCATTAAACTCACCATCCTCGGCTTAGAAAACCCTGTTAACCTTACGCCTTTCTCGTGTGATTGGTCAGACTTCTCAGACTCAAACTTACGTGGTCTATCCGCCAAATAGTGTTTCAGTCCTGCATTCTCGTAATGATTAAATATCACTCCGTTAGCAACGTCAATAAGGGTGTTGTTAATAAGTCCATACATTACTGATAGTTTCATGCAAAGTTCATAAAACACTTCTCTTCTTTGAGGGCGACATCTTATACAAGCAACGGGCATTTTCGTAATTCTATCTAATACCAACATTGCTCCTAATGACTTAGAGGCGTTGGCTTCGTTCTGGTCATAACTATCCACTCCGCCCGCAAATTTATTCTTATAAGCCTTACTTGGCAACTCCCCATCAATAATTAGCGCGCACTCCTCTTGGTTCTCATGTGGCTTTAATGGAACAGCTTTTACCTGATAAGGAATCTTGGGTAGTTTAGTCTTCTCGTCCTTCACCCATTCCAACTTATACTTTGTCCACTTTGGATGCGTAAGGATATTAATCTCATGCATCTGCCTGTTTAGGATATTAGTGTTGAAACTGTTTACTACCGTCTTTCTGAAAATCTCTTCTTCATTAAGCGGGTTGTTCTGTAAATCTTCATTATAGGCTTTCTGATTTCCACTAGCTAATAGTTTCTTTCTTCTCTCTATAATCCAATTCTCAGCCGCCGCCCTATCTTCCACTCCTATCAATTCATAAGGCTTGTAGGTTCTGTAAAGAGATGTTTCTAAAGGTAATCTTCTCTCAGGCTCTTTAGCTCCACCATAAAAGAACATCCGCGTTGCAGGAATTAAAAACTTCTCAAATCCTAAATCATCCGCCTCGTGCCACATCCTTTGCATATCTTTTGTTCCTTTGTTCAAATTACCACCAGTTCCAAAGCACGTCATCATTCCAACCTGCTTGTTACCTGACATTAAACAGTCTTTGGTGGCTGAATAAAACTCTAATAATTTCTCAAATTCTCCAATCTCTTCCGCAATAACATCGTTCAAAAATAAACCCTTGAACATATTTGCATTGGTGTGCATTGTTCTTGCATAGATAGTACTAAACGTTCCTTTCTCTTGGAAGTCACCATATTCATTTCTTATAGTGTAACCTGCGATAATCTCATTGTCATTGTCAGTTAATTTCTTTGTACTTAGTTCGGGGGGTAATCGGCTGTCGGCAAATCTCCATTTAGCTAAGAAGTCATCTACATAAGTCTTATTCCCTGCTGCAACACCCGCCTTATAACCATCGTTAAATCTCCATCCGTAATCAATAATCATTGTACTTGCAGCCTCCGATATACCCTTTCTACGTCCCTTGGCGCAAATCAAATTCCTGCCATTCATCTTACAATGCTCAATGTAATAAGCAAGCTCTAAGTGTAAATCAGTCATATCGGGAGTCACTACACCCTTAATAGTAGACATCTGCTTATAGTTCATGTAGTAGTAAAATCTACCGGGAATCCATATCCCCTTTATCTCTATTCCATTTACTATCTTATAAATTTCTTCCTCCCAATACCTTTGCCATTCGAGTGTGCCGATGACGTTAGGGAATCTAACTGAGTCGGCGTATTTAGGGATGCCGTCTATAACCGCCTTGTTCAAAGCGTTCATAAAGCCTTTTGGTTTTATTATCGGGAACTGTGGGATGCCTGTCATTTCTTTTCTGTTACTGATTTAAAGTGCTTCTGATTAGTCATCATCTCTTCGATTAAACTCAAAGTCATCTTACCTTTCAACACGCCTTTCTTTTGCACCTCTTCGTCATATTCTCTCTCATACACTTGAATGTTTTTACGAAGCAAGTCAATAGTATCCACCGTCTTTTTAATGTTGGTAGCCGAAGTGTCTTCTTGTAATGTAAGAAGTAAACTGTCAATCTTTCTTTGAAACTGACGTGCGGCTTCAATCTTTGGACTGTATTGCAGTGATGTGTAATCTCTGATAGCTATCTGAATACGCTCAGATTCTATTAAGTCGTATTCGTTATCATCAAATGCGTGTTGCATTGATTTACGCTTTCTTTCGTGGTCAGGGAACTGTTTGTACGGGCTATGATAGTCGGTGTATAAAACGACATAAAGCAGCTCTTCGCTGCTTAGTACTGATAGTGATGGGCAAAGTTTGATAACTTCGGGATGGAGTATCGCCAATTTTTTATCGGTGGCTGACTCATCTATGTAAAACAAATAACTCATATACTATCGTTTTTTTATTAAGTCCCTGCAATAGTCATAATAAGACCTCATCTCTGAAGATGATTCTGCCATTAATTTTTTAAGTGTGATTAAACAACACTTCTTTACTTCCTCGGTAGTAAGATTTTCAAACTCACTAAACTCCCAATATAAGTCCTCGCTGAATTGCTGAGGACTACCTTGTGGGAATACTTCTTTTTTGTTCATTATATTTCTCCTCCTAATTTATGCCCGCAATTTCCACAAGTTCCTTCTTCGTGTCTGCGTAAAAATCTTTGATACTTAAACCCTTCTGATTTACCGTAATCTTGTTCATCTACCGAAATAGACAAGCCTTTAATGTCGCTAGCTTTAGCTCTCACTGTTTCGTCATCGTTTAATATCCAATAATCGTCAAACGCATTAACGCCAATGATTTCAGCCGTTCTTAATCTAATTGTCCCGTCACTCATTTCTAATAAGTCGGTTGATTTTCCCTCTTCTCCATTTTCAAAAAATGTTATAAATCCCTTAAACGGCATTCCGTTAAATTGTTCTAACTCTTCTTTTTGCCCTTCCGTGAGTGGTATGTAGTTTTTCATGGTTAATTGGTTTTAAAATTCATATAATTGGATTGGTTCTACTATTTGTAATATTTGAGATTTAAAGGTGTTGATAAATATTTCAACTTCCGATTTCATGTAATTTGCAGGGATAACTTCGTTCTTATATTCAACCACCTTGCCTGTTGAATCCTTTATTGGAATGATTAAATCAATAAACATCCTTTCACACTTCTGACCCGTTAACTTCTCGTAATGCCATGCGTAAAACGACAACTGAAAGCAAATCTTTGTATACTTAGTGTTAGGCAAGTAATCAAATGGATAATTCAACCACGCCTTTCCTTTAGGCGCATAACTCATCCCTGCCTCAAATAACTTAAAGTCCGATATGTGAAAGTTCGATGTTTTAAAAGCACTCTTTATACTCAACTTGTCAATTTCACCAGCAGTTCTCGTTTCGTGATTAAAGATTACTAAGTCTTCAAATGTTCTTTTGTAGTCCTTGTACTTTAAACTCACTAACTTAACAATATCCGCCAAGTCTTCGTTTTCTTTTAGTATATGCCCTGTCTGAGAATAAAGCTTTATAGCGCCATCAAATCGAGTTCCTTCATCTCTTGCTGAGTTCCATTTGCCTTGCACTGACTCCGCTGATACTCCATCACGCCTTGCAATGGCGGCTGAAATACCTTCTGAATCAAATTTCTCTGACAAGAACTCGAAGCACTTAGAGAAAGAAACGTATTCGTTACCGTTATGAACATTGAAATATCTATGCTCTACTTTGTCAAGTAATACATCCTGAGTATAAAGAGTGTGAAGTTGGCTCATTATAATCCTCCGCCTTCGCTAGTTACTTCCTTGCTCTTTTTACCTTTCTTCTCCTTAGCTTCAGGAACTACAATCTCCTCACCGCCAATTTCAAATCCTTCTTCTTCACCTTCCTCCTCCTCCACATCCTCATCCGTGTCTATCTCAGCCCCGAATTTAGCATTCAAAGTCTTATTCATGTATTTCTTTTGGTCTTCCTCACTCATCTCATCGAATTGCTCTCTGGTCATGTTGTGGTCTTTTCTTGCCTCCAACCAACGTAACATCATCTCTCTATCACTCACTACTTTTAATCCATCGAGATAAGCAGTAGCCTCCACTTTTAATTCGTCAATGATACCTCTCACTTCTGCGTAACCTTCATAACCATCACTCTCTTGTACCTTACAAGTTTTAAGTTTGATAGTCTTTCCCTCAAACACTTCTGTTTCTCCACTTAGTAAAAAAGAATCATTGTCAAATTCAATAGATGAAATGTCTGTTTCTAAGATTACTGTCTTTTGTTCAGCCTCCGATAATCGGTTGTTGTTTATCTTGCACACATCGAGCAAATGAATACGAAGGTCTTTAAATAGTTTCTCCATATCTCCGTGGATAGGGTTCTTGCGTTTCTCAATTGTCTCATTCAAAAAACTTCTATTGTTTTTAAAAACTTGTGACAAAAATGACACCTCTGCTCCTTTGAACCCGTTTGCCGCTAAACTAATTTTTTTAATGTTCATGTTATTTGTTTTTTATTTGATTACTTGTTTTGTTTTTTATCTGACGAAAACCATTTATCTCTTTCGTCTTGAAGAACTTGTTTGGCTAACGCTTGCGCATCGTAATACAGCACTTCTGATTTCCTCTCTCCTGTATGCTTGTGCGTTTCTCTTCCGTCAAATCCATAGTTAATTGGTTTGCAATCTTTTTCATCCCAAAATTGTTTCTGCTCGTATTCACTTGTTGATGCCATTAGTTGTATTCAAATTCGTTAATAGTAAACCCAAACACTTGAATAGTATATCCATCTTGCGTTAAATTCTTTATAGACTCTTTACGAATCTTCTTCTTTAGCTTTCTAGGGATTCTGTTTTTCATCGTCATCTTTTTTAAACATTGTTTTTGCAGCTTCTTGTAATGCGTTGTCCCAACTTTCAGAACTCATTGCAATGACTCCGTAATCACTTGTTACCATCACCGTTCTGCCGTTATTAAAATACTCAACATCACATCGCTTAGACTTTCTTTTAGCCGTTAAGTCATTCATCATGCTCATAAAATCTTCTATTGTCGGCTCTTTCTTTTCCATTACAAATCTGTGATAAAATTAAGTTAATTGTTTTCCTTACAACTTTGTGATAAACTTGACCGACAAATTATTGAAGTATTTTTTGTCATCGTTCTGACTCATCCTACCCTTCAACTCAAACTCTACATCCACTTCATCACCCTCCTCAAAGCCATCTATCAGCGCCATCCTTGGTTGCTTGCCTACTATATTAAATAGTATCGGCATCTCAGGGAAACGCCCGTTGTCAATCATCACCACAAAGTTACGGGCAAATGTCCCGTCCTTTATCTCCCGAACCTCTTGGCTCGTCTTAAATTTTCCTTTTACATTCATATTCCTTTTTCGTCAAATAGTGTTATATTATCGTATTTATACTTGTCATACCCCATCTTATTTCTAAAGATAATGACTTGGGTGACACACTTTCCATTTGGTGTAATAGCCACTGTAATGTCGAAGTATCCTCCATGAGATAAGTCATAAGCCATATTCTCAGCAGATAAAACAGGGTCGTTTCCATCACCACTAAAAAGTTCATCGGCGGCTGCATAACTATCGTAAGTGGCGGCTATCCCGTAACGGGCTATCAAGGTTGCGGTTAGCATATCTTAGTGATTACAAAGATTAATAAAGCTGCTATTACACAGTATAAAAACATCCGCCCTGCATTTGGGTCTATCTCAAAGTTCATTGTACTCATATTTAATAATTATAATTTCTGTGATACAATCCTAACATAACTAAAACATCTGATAATTCGGACTTGTTTCTAATTCTGCCTGTAAATACAACGTCTGATGTCCAATTACCCGTTATTTCATTGTAAATTCTTTGTAGGTAAATTCCAACAACATTTGTTTTAGTGTCGTGGAATAAGATAAATGCGTCGTTTTTATTAATATTCCAAGCGTACCCATCTATTAGTTCGTTATCTTCTGACCAAACATTAACATAAACGCCTTTTTGAAATTTATCATTCTCGATAATATCAGATTCGTTTAAATACTTAACTCGAACATTCCATTTACAACCGTCCTTCATTAAGTTTATAATGTCCAATTCGCTTAATCTAGTTTCCTGCCATCCGCCCGTTGTCTCCTTATCGTCAATTTCGCAACAAAATCCAAGGCGATACTCTAGTGGTATTGGTTGGTAGTAAGAGTCCTCTTTTTTAGTCGTGTTTCCAAAGTTCTTAACGCCATCAATTATGATTGGTTGAACAATGTTTAACTCTAATTTTCTGCCTGTACTCATATTGTAAATTATTTATAAATTTAGTGATTAATATTCAACATTGCCATTAATTTAACTAACTCTGATTTGTTCTTAATTTTACCTGCAAAATGAATTGTTTTTGCATGAAAAAATCCTGAATATCTCTCAATAGAGACGCCGCCTTCTTCCCAAAACTGCAATACATATCCATCTCCAATATTGTAATTAATACAATCAAAAAACTCATCTTTCCCGACAAACTCCCATCCCAAACTCTCCAAGTCTTCTCTGTCCAAAAACTTAACTCTAAAATTAGAAATCTTATCTACTCCTAAGCAAAGGTCGCTTAAATCGTCTTCATCAAAAATTTCGTTAATCCAAATTTTTCTACCTGATTCCGACCACTCTACTTCAAATCCCACATGGAACTCTTCGATTTTAGGGGTGTAATACTTATTATCCATGTTTCTGTTTTTAGCGTTGTGTATAAATAAAATAACTATTTATACCTTTTAATTTCTACTCTACCGTCTTTTAAATCTTTTGCGTGAAACCACATCCCCCACCTCTTTCTGAATCCGTCGGCTGATATTCTCACTATTCTAAACTCCCCCTCAACTATCTTTGTCTCTCCTATCTCCATATCAGCAAAGCCATACTTACTTCTAGGGGCTATATGTATTCGGTACTTACCTACTAATCCTATTGCTTCCATACTACTTATACGTTATTAGTTTCTAAAAGGTTTCAAGTTTACGCAGTTTTTCAATTTCTTTTCTTATCGGCTCGTTATATTGATTCCAAATTACATTAAGCCAAGCCCACTCCCTATAACTTTTAGGAACATCTTTCACTGCTAATCCTTTCCATACCCCGAATGTCATTACAACGGGTTTATCCTGCTTGTTAGCCTCAGTTTCCTTTGTGAACTTTCCAATTTCGTGAACGGGTACTCCTGAGAGTAATATATCATTAGCGCCAAATAGCTTCCATGTTCCCTTATTGTCCTGCTCGTAATGAAACTCCTCCACCTTGCCAAACCTCTGTACCATCCCGCTAAAATCCACAACTAGTCCATCCTTCTTATTCGGGTGAATCCTTGTTATCCTTCCAATAATCTGATAATATAACGTCAGCGACGAACTCACCCTGCCTAAAATAATGCAATCCAGCTCCGGGTGGTCAAATCCAACGGTTAATACACCGAAATTAAACACTGTTCTTATTTTGCCTTCCTTAAACTTCCTTATCACATAATCTCTCTCGTCAGCGGGCATATCTCCATACACAACCGCAGAATTTGGAACTTCCAATGCCAATTTCTTAGCCGCCGCTACACTTGGTACAAATACCAAAATACTCTTTCTGTCCGTAAGCTCACTTATTTTAAACTTAATCCTGTCATTCGTGTTATTAAACTCATACATCTTATTTATAGATGCCTCAGTGTATTCTGCCTTCGTCGAATTATAAACTAAGCCGCTAGAATTAATCTCATACAATTCGTATTCCAACTTACTCCAATACCCTAGCTTCGTCATCTCCTGAATCTGAGTTACGTGGATAATCTCTTTAAAGAAGTTACCCTTCCCTGACCTCGACGTTAACATCACTAGCTTTGAGTAGGTGTTACGATAAACGTCCAAATTAGTTTGTAGTTTCAGAGGCGTGGCTGTTAATCCTAAAACATGGGTGATTCCTGAGTCTGCTAAGAACTTTCCTAGCATCGAACTTGACTCCCTTGGAAACCTGTCCACTTCATCCACTAATAGATATTTAAAGCCTTTAGCTTTGAAAATATGCCCGATGTTCTTTATGCTGCCAATCGTTGCAAATGTAACAGTTCCTATCTTTCTGCTGTCAAAACTAGCCGAATAGACGCTTCCTTTACCGCCAAACGCGCGAAACTTATCCAAATTTTGCTGTAAGAGTTCTTTTGAGGGCTGAAGGACTAGCACATTTCCTTCCACTCCTTCGGCAATCTTCGCTACATACAAGCTTTTACCTGCCGCTGTTGGAGCTATTATAATACTAGGGACAGTCTTCTCTTTCTTGAAGAAAGCTATTCCCTTTTCAATAGGTTCAACTTGGTAAGGTCTTAATGTTGGCGGTTGCTTAATGTTCAAATTTATCATATTTAAAGTTTATCCTTATAATTAACACCTCTTATCACCTCACTTATCCGCAGATAGCTAACTCCGTATTTCTCCGCTATATCCCTCACCCGAAACTTATACTTCCACATCGTGCGTATCATGTCTAGCTCCTCTTGGCTAAATCTCTTTCTACCTCTATTTTTAGTCATAACATCGGCGGTTGAATACCCTAATTCCATTTGTCTATGTTTATTTATTGGTTAGTCTATAATATTCTTCTTGCAACTCTTTAATTTGCTTAGGAATGTTGTTTATTCTGTTTTGACACATCCATTCCCATCTAGTCACCTTAACGCCTTGTATAAAGTATTCGGCATCAGATGTTGGTTCACCTCTAAACATTTCTGTTTTAGCTTCGGTGTCTTTAGAGTGTTTGTTGTCTATAACCTCCCTCCCCTGTGCTTCGAGGCTTTGTATTGCGAGTGTGAGGGCTTCTAACCAGTCACCCCCAGCTATACCTTTACCTGTTTGATATTTTTTAATTATCTCAATCGCTTCTTCTTTAGTCATTTTGTTTATTTTTAAGGTTAGTGTTTATTAGTTACATCTTCACATTCAACATCTTCATAATCTGATTTATGAAAGTAGAATTTACCTCCATAACATTTACCGTTAATTAAAATACAAGTATCATTATGAGTAAATCCTGTGCAAAAGCCTTTATTTATACCGTCACTTCCGATAACCATATCTCCTATTTTATAGTCTATTTCACCTATTTGTTGCCCGTTTATTGTAGTATGATAACTCATATTATTTACATTCGATTCAAACAATTAAGGACTTCTATTAACTCACTTTGTAATCTCGCTGTTATATGACAGTGTCTTGCGTCTTTAGCAGCTAGTTCTTGTAATATATTGGAACATAAATCTATTTCTCGCTCAACGGCTATCTTAGCGCATTGGATGGCCATCTTAGTATCTTCAATCCATCCAACATGTTCACTAAAATACATTGTTGGTTTAGTGTATTTCTCTACCAACTCCTCCGCTTTTATTTCCTGTGGTGTTTTCATGTGTTAATTGTATGAAGTGGATCCGTCAAATAATCTATATTTCGGGTCAAGAACATAAGGAGCTATAAACACTCTATCTAATTCTTTATATTGTTCCCTGTATTCAGTAAGAGCTTTTCTTAAATAAGTGGTTAATTCCTTCTTTTTCCTTCTAGGCATTTTACCAACATATTTCATATTTTGTCTTATCTGTTCCTTTATGAAATTATTAATCGTCATCGTTTCTTACATTTTAATTGTTAGTTCTTCTCCTGTTAAAGCGTAGTATAGGTTTTGAAGTTGGTGGACGTACTTAATATGTTCTATGTATACTGAATTTAATCCAGTATCAATACAAACGTGTTTAGTAAATAAATCTACAAATATTTTATTACAATCGTATTTAAAATTAATTTCATAAGTGTCTGAATAAAATTGATATTTTAAACCAAGTCTTTTTAACCACTCTTCTGTTAGGGGGATTCCCGAAACATCACCTTTTTCTAAAATATGTTCAGTTTCTTTCCCAAATAAACCAATAACGTGATGAGAGCTTATATATTCCACCCTAACCACCTCTTCTTTATCAAATAGTACTAAATTCCCGATTCTTAATTCCGTTGCTTCCATATCGTTATTTATCAAGTCTATCTAGTATTTTTTGGAATAGTTCGAGGTTGGCAGGGAGTAACTTTTCTATACCCACAACATCAAACATTTTACCACCAATAACACACCATCCGTTCTCAAACACCACCTCATTCTCACCTACCATTATTTTCTCCTCTTCTATTAGAGTGGCTAGGGTGAGGGTTGGCTTATCAAATAACACGCCGTTAGTTTGTGAAACTATTGAACCATCTCCATGAAAAAGTAAAGGCTCTTTATAAAATTGCGTTGTTCCTGTATATGGACTCCTAAACCTACTCTTACCACTAACAAACCCCTTACTTCTAAAATAGTTAGTAAAGGCGGTTAGTACTTCTTGGTCGGTGGCTAGAGTCCATAACGAAATATCATCCATCATAAAGTCAGTTCTACATTTTCCGTTATTATAAATACCAAAATTATTTAATCTTTGCATGTATAAACAAATTTGAGATAGCGGGTTATTTTTATTCTTATACCACTTCCCCACCTCAAACTTCTCCTCAGCCGGCGGTTTAAAATTAGTAATCGCTTCTATAAGCACTTCCTTTAATTGTTCTATTTCGTTTTTCATATTCCCTTATTTTTTCTATTTATACTCACACATCAACCCAAAACCATAAAAATCAATTCCTAAAACCATTTTGATAATTCGGCCAGCAAAACAATAGCCCCCACCCCGCAACCCAAAACCGAAAACGAAATAGCCTGTACATAATCCCG